GGAAATGGAAAAAGACACGATGCCCACACAACTAAAAAAAATGAAGCTCCATAAAAAATTTAACTATGTCCGTGGTACACGGTCCACGGATCACGGCTCACGGACCTATCAGGTCAGCGGTTTTAACTTGCCTTCGGTCACGACTATCCTTAATAGAACCAAGGACCAAGAGTATTTAAAAAAATGGAGAGACAGAATCGGACATGAAGAAGCGGAAAGAATCTTTAACCTATCTAGTAAGAGGGGCACTGCCATGCATAAGTTCCTGGAGAAACATATCGAAGACTCGGGGTACGAGGACCTTACGCCGATTGGCGTTGAAGCTAAACCGATGGCTCAAAAGATTATTGACGTAGGGCTCTCCTATGTTTCACAATATTACGGAAGCGAAGTAACACTTTACTACCCGGGTCTTTATGCAGGGACCACGGATCTTGTGTGCAGACATAACGATATTGATACCATCATTGATTTTAAACAGTCCAACCGCCCAAAGAAAGAGCAATGGATAGAAGATTACTACTTGCAGATAGCAGCATACGCCATGGCCCACGACTATGTGCATCGATCCAACATTCAACAAGGGATTATAATGGTATGTACTCCTGACCTATATTACCAAGAATTCAAGTTTTCCGGGCCTACCTTAAGGTCATGGAAGCATAAGTTTTTAAAACGATTAGATCAATACTATGAATTAATACGAGACTACAAAGAGGAGACTCACATTGATACAACAGAATTATTAAAAGAATTTGAAAAAGATGCAAAATAAAATTACGAGTTGGGAGATAGCCAACATTAGTAGGGGTACCGGCCTCTATAAGCTGATTCGGGGGGCTTCCCTCCCTTATATTAGTTTTCCCAGGATCAGCATCCGGCAACAGGAGATAGTATGAGTGAAAGAGAAGGAAGTACAATGAGGGAAAGAATATATAAAGCCTTGGTTGCACGCTATACGGCCGAACAAGAAGATGCATTGGTTAAGATCGACGCACTTTTAAGAGGAGAGGTCGTACCAGGGCACGTGGCTCTGACAGAAGACATTGATAAGCTGCTCGGGAAAGTAGCGAGTGCAGATGAAAAGATGGCAATATTAAGGCGACATTATGGCACAAATTAGGCAACAGTAAAGGGTCGCAAAGGGATCGCATGCGAGGGGTAGACCCTCGCAAACTTGATCAAACTGATCAAGATTCGCGTATCACGCGAAAAGGTCAATACTTTTGCGAGGGGTAGACCAATTTCGCGAGGGGTATGCGAGGGGTATGCGAGGGGTTTTGCGAGGGGTCTGATTTGACTAATTGCTTACTCTAACAACGATAATAGGAGAGAAGGTCTTTTTTGCGAGGGGTAAGTAGATTTTTTTGTCGGGGGTGTTATAATAATAAATTCCTGTGTGTATGTATCGCAGATTGAATTGTGGCAACAATATGGCAAAGAAACGTAAAAAAACTAAATATCGTCATGTGGTAATTAATAAGAAGAGATACTATTTTTATAAAATCCATTGGATTGATATCACTGGAGATGCGGGGCATGCTACCGCGGAGGAGTTTAATAAGTTTGAGTGTTCGAAGATGATTACTTTTGCATATCTTTATAAGAAGACCAAGAAGTTTATTTGGACCTTCAGTAGTTATGATACAAAGGATGAAGTGTTTTCAGATAGAAATGTTATGCCGGTAGGGTGCGTATTGAAGTTGGAGAAGAGAGATGCATGATGAAGCAGAGTTCGGTGTTGACGATATTAGTGAAGAAGAGTACAACAAATTAAAGGAGAAAAATATGGTAAAGAAAAAGAAGATAAAAGTTAAAAAGAAAAAGAGAAAATCTAAAAAGAAAAAATAAGTGTGGAATCCGGATAAGGTGATAATTATAACTTTACTAGGACTGAGTGTTGTTTTGACTTATTGCCTTGTCTTGAATGTTTATTAGATGTGGATATTTTTTTCTTTAATTTTGGCAGCCTTTGTAATTTCTTATTGGATAGGCTATTGGTTTGTGGGGTAACATTTAAAATTGGTGCGTAATCGTCTAAAATTTGTTTCATTTTCGCTTCTAGCTCTTGCTCTGACATGTCTTCTAGTTTCCCATGTTTTATTATTTTTCGTTCTATGTATAGTCCTGCTGCCTTTCCTCGATTGGTTTCAGCGTTTACTGCAGAGGAAAAGCTTCCTTTCTTTAAAGCCAATTCCTTTATCCGAGAAAGTTCAGCTACGTGTCCATCGTAACTAACTGCAAATTTTCTAAGTTTTTCTTCCTTAAGTTTACCTACATGTTGTACTACCAATGGACTGAGTCTAGGATTCAGGAGTTCTGATCCTTCTGATCTTGCTCTCTTGGTACTATAGCCGGCCGCTATGGCTGCTTCACCCTGAGTCATAGGGCCATCAGTTCCGCCGAATACTACGAACTCGGCAAATCTCATTTGCATTTCTGTTAATCTTTTAGGAACACCCATGGTTGACAATTTAAGGTAACATTGATAGATTGTCAATATGTCGAAAGAAAAAACAATTCATGAACTAGTGAAAGAATTTCCAGACAAGAGTTATAGGGAATTAGAAATCTATAGAGATGCTGATCGCAATGAAGAAGCGGCTAAGATTCCTCTAACTGAATCTCAGAAATCTCAGGAAGATCTAGAGCCTATTGTAAAGGGTGTTTGTGTGACGGGTGCGCTGAGAAGAGACAGAGAGCCAGAATCCGAGCTGGATAGAATAAAAAGAGAGAATAATGGTTTGTATAATAGAGTTGCTGAACTCATTGAGATCAATGAGTCTCATCAAAAATTAAATGGAAAATTACAAGAAAGATTAACAGAGTTAGAAGAAGAGAATAAGAAACTGCATACTCATGTTGATAAACAAGTTAGTGGATCTCGAAAGTCAGGAATGTAATGAGGGTCAAAGACCTACAAGAATTTTTAAGTAAATTTACTGAAGCAGATGCAACAGGCACCCGTCAGGGAAATGCTATTTCAAATGCTGTTATTTTTGTAGAGAGAGATGGATACCTCCATGAAATTAAACGAATGGAAGTGCATGATCATGCTGTTCCTATTGTGGGTCACAAGGGTAGAACTGCTCATAGACTCGTCCTAAAAACTAAAAAAGAATCTCCACTTATTATGCCGACGAAGCTTAAAGATGACTACTAATGTTCCTTTAAAAAACAGATGGGTCCAGAAGCTAAATTATATCAAAAACTTAAGCAAGCTACCCCACGAATTATCTGGAATAGGATTGAAAATCTTAGCCTTCCTGGCATGCCTGATTTGTTGGGGTACAATAATTCTGGGCACTTTTTCACTGTCGAATTAAAGGTTGCCAAGGGGAACAAAGTCAAGTTTTCTCCACATCAAATTGCCTTCCATAAAACTCACCCAAAGAAAACATTTATCCTAGTCAGGACCCTCGGTCCGTGCTCCCTGAAACTTATTCCAGGGTCCGAGATCCATGAGCTATGGTCCGTGGGCCATGGATCATGCTCCACGGTTGCCGATTCATGGACCGCGGTCCAGGAAACTTTCAATAATATTTCTTAGGAGCTTGGAGCTTGTGGCTTGGTGCTTGCAGCTTTTACAAACTGGTCTGAGTTCGCGGCGTTAAGATCCTCCGGCTTGCAGCTTGGAGCTTGTGGCTTGGCGCTTGGGGCTTGTAACTTTTTCCGGTAACCATGGGCCACGGCCCATTCTTCATGATATTTGTAGATGGCTGGTTTAGTGTTTCGCATAAACTACGTTAGAGACTAAAGGATCCCAGCAAGCCCGGCAGCTGCGGCATTTACCGCCCTGGTCCGGGGCTGGGCAAGTTTTTTTTCCTTTCTCTTCAGTTACCGTTGACGTCCATGGCCACCACTTCGGAGCTGCGCCGTTAACCTTGGTTGCTGAAACTCTTATTAATAAATTCTTTGGAATGATGTCCGGATCCATGTGCTGTAGCAATGCATGCTCGCGCGTGGGTAGCCAGTGCCTGGCCTCCGGTGTTGCCTTGGCAACTTCGAATATGTTTTTGAGATGCGCGGCGCCTTGCAGGTCTCCTGAGTCGTGCCATCTAAAATACTTATGGCCGGTGATCAAGGTCACCATGGCCGTGGTCCATGATCCGTGGACCAGGGCTCGCAACCTGCGAGCCATTGCTTTCTTAGTCTTTTTAAATCTGTATCTGCCTTTTAAAGCATAGCAGCCGTGGCACGTGGTCCCTGGTTCCTTAGCCAGGATGGAGCCCACTTTGCATTCAGTCGCTGGTAAATTTATAGAAAAGCAGGGCATCTTGCCCGGCTTCGATAGACCACCAACAATTATTCTTGCTTCTTTCTTTAGCATTCTAAATTATATCATTCAATTGTGTCTGTAATAGGGCTTGC